AGGTTGCCGGTGTTGTTACTATGAACAACGCGGCTTTAGCTGCCGCTGCTGAAGTATCATTCACAGTCACAAACTCTGAATGTACTGCAAGCGATGTTGTTATTGTTAACCACGCATCTGCGGGGACTGCTGGAAGCTACTTAGTTCAAGCAAATACAATTGCGGCTGGATCTTTTAAGATCACAGTTTCAAACGTATCTGGTGGATCTTTAAGTGAAGCAATCGTTCTTAACTACCAAATCATCAAGGCTGGTTAATGGGATTGTTTGCTTTCAAGCGAATGAGGAAACAAGAAGCTGCCGTTGCGGTGGCTTCTATTCCTACTAAAACAAAAAAACGTAAATCAAAATCCAAGGTCGACAATGGCGATAACAATTACAGCAACAGCGGGAAGCGCGTCAGCAAATAGTTACATCACACTTACAGACGCAAATGCAATTGTAGATGGGCTTATTGTTGATGATGACGTAGCAGCTTGGATTGCTGGTACGACAAGTGACGATTATAGAAATAGAGCTTTATTTACTGCGGCAGTTAGAATTGACCGCGAAAGATTTTTAGGGGCAAGGGCAACAGACACACAGGCTTTACAATGGCCGCGGACAGGAGTCAGAAAACCAGATACTTATGTAAATACATATGCTGTCGGATTTCCTTTTCGTATAACAACAGATTATTTTACAGATACAGAAATACCTGATCAAGTAAAAAAAGCGCAAGTAATATTGGCTGTTTATTTGAATAATAATAAGGATGGATTAGGATTAAGTGGACTTGAGGATTTCTCAAATGTTCAGGTTGGATCTGTGAACGTAACACCAAACTTTTATGGATCAGTTGGCGCTGATAGGGTTCCGCCATTATTTGAACGCTATTTCACAGGCTTGCGCATAAGTGGGCCAAACAACATTGCAATCAAAAGGAGTTAATCAATGTACAACGCAGATCCCGATTACACAATCGGCGGTGAGTTAATCACAGATACAGACGCCCATACTGGCAGATTTAAAAGTATTTTCTTCAAAGAAGATACACAAATCAACACGGCTTCACATAATTATTCAGGAAATTCAATTGATTCTGAAACTTTTCTTGCGGGTCAAACTATTTATGGTTTGTTCACTAGCATCACATTATCAAGTGGCGCTTGTATCGCTTATAAAGTCTGATGGGTATATCTTCAGCGCTTAAAAAAGTTTTAACAAATAAAAAACTTGCGGCTGATATCACTTTTAGAAGTGTGGCTGCTGGTTCTTATAATGCGACTACAGGTCTTGTTACTGAAACTAATACGGACACATCAATTAAGGGCGTTTTAAAAGACATAAATAATCGTGAAGTAAATGAACTTATACAAGCAACTGATAAGAAAATTCAAATTGCAGCGGCAAGTTTATCTTCTACACCAACAACTAAAGATAAAGTTATTGTTGATTCTGTAACTTATTCAATAGTAAGAGTTGAAACAAATCAATTCGCCAATGAAAAACTTACTTTTCTTTGTTATTTAAGAGTATGAGAAAAATTAGATTAGATCAAATTGGTGATTATTCTGAAGAGCAAATTAACACTTTGTTATCAGTTGTTGTTTTAACTGCTGATCGAATTGTCAAAGAAGGCTCACCGGTAGATACTGGAAGGCTTGCGGTTTCTTGGCAGATAGGAGAAAACGCAGAAAGCGGCGCACCCGCCCCAGAAGGCAAATATGGCGCGTCTGGGTTAGGATCTGTTGTCAAACCTCCAAAGCCTTTAAATTATCAACTTGGAAAAGAAAATTTTAGAAAAAAATATCATATTCATAATAATGTTCCTTATGCTGAACCTGTCATGCTTGGAACAAGTTTACCGCCGTCTTGGAATGAAACTTATAGAAGTAACCAAGGATTAAGTCCAAAACATCTTGATTTACTTGCAAAAGAAATTAATAATGAAGTTCAGGATCTTTATAAACAAATAAGAGGTAAATAATGGCTGCAACAGATTTAAATACAGTAAGAGCCGCAATAGAAGGCAGAATCGCCACAGAATTAGCCAGCAGTCCCGCCATCAACGTGGTTTTTCATAATATGGCTTTTAATGCGGGAAGTCAGGATTCTTTTGTTCAATGCCTTACAAGTTTTGGTGAAAGTAATTATTTGACGTTTGGAAATGCAAGCGGTCAAAATCGTATAAATGGAATTGTTGTTTTAAATATTTTTACGCCGCAGGGTGTCGGTTCTGGTAATAATTACACAATAGGCAAAAGACTCAGGGACTTATATAATAGAATTACAGTTTCAGACGTTATTTTTGATTCACCTATAGGGCCAGAGGTCGTTGCTTCTAATCCTGAAGGAAAGTTTCAAACACAATTAAGAATGACATTTGAAATATTCGAGGAACTTTAATTATGGAATTTACAGAAGCAATGCTTGACGCGATTGAAGCGGTCAAGGGTAGACGCGAAGCGGCTTATTGGGATCCGGAATGTCGTAAGTATTATGCGGAGCAACAAAGTTTAAAAAAAGATGTAAAAATCACTGAAAAGAGTTAATATATTATTTAATAGTTCTTTTTTTTTGTTATGGCTGCTGTTAAAGGTGACGTTGGAAAAATTATGTTTGAGAATGCCGGCGGTACTGAAGCTGACATTGCTGGAACAAGATCATGGTCTTTAGATATTACTAAAGATACAATCGAAACAACAGTTCAAGGTAATACTTCAAAAACTTTTGTCGGTGGTTTAATCTCTGGCGAAGGTTCAATTGAACTTATTTATGACCCTTCAGGTAATTCTGATTATCAAGCAATAATTGATGATGTTTTAGTTACAGGTGATTCGGCAGATGCATTGTTTGAATTATTTCCTGATTCTGCTACAGCATCCAAAAAAATAGGTTTTGCTGGAATTATTACAGGCGGTACTTTTGGTGCAACTTTAGGTGAATTACAACTTGTAAATCTTACATTCATTACAAGTGGTGCAATAACTAGCGCTGTCTGATACATTAGGTTTATTAGTCCACTAATCAACCTAAATGGCAATTAAAAGAACAATCGACTTGCTGACTGAATCGTACGGCGATCAGATGTCAGCTAGACGCAAATATGAATTTAAAAATGCAAAAGGCGAAAAAGTTGTTGATTTATATTTTAAACCTTTAACAAGATATGACAGACAACGCGCTCAGAGCGTAGCAGGCACAGATGAAGCTTTGACTATATCAACGCATCTTCTTTGTGAAATGGCAGAACTAGAAGATGGTTCAAAGGCTTTTAATATTGCAGATGCGCCAAATCTACAAAGAGAACTCCCCGAAAATGTATTAAATGAAATCGAACTATTTTTATTTGATATTAAACTTGATATTGATACAGCAAAAAAAGGTTAAATGGGGATAGTTGGCTTAACTTTGAATTTTTCCTTGCAACAGAACTAAGTAAAACAGTAAAAGAATTACGTTCTTCTTTAACAGAAGAGGAACTAATATATTGGGCTGCATATTATGAAGTTAAGTATGAAAAAGAAAAAAGGGAAATAAATCGTCAAAAGGCAAATAGAAGGTAAGATATAATAAAGGCTTTTTTTTATTTGTGGCACAGGCTAATGTAAAACTTACAGTTGATGCTAGTCAAGCCACTAGAGCGTTAAAGGGCGTACAGGCACAATCGACAGGGTTACAAAGATCGTTTGGAGCATTAAAAACAGCAATTGCGGGCGTTGCTATAACAGCGGTTGCAAAACAAGCTGTTAGCACGGCTTCAAATTTTCAAGCGTTGCAATTAAGAATGCAGGTTTTAACTTCTGAATTTGGAGAATTTGCTGCGGTTCAAGATTTAGTAACAAAAGCGCAAGACAGATTTAATTTATCTATAGTTGAAGCGACAAAAGGAGTAACAGATATATTTGCAAGATTAAGACCTTTGGGCATATCTTTAAAAGATATTGAAACTACTTTTATAGGTTTTAATACTATTGCAAAATTGGCAGGATTAAATGCAACAGAAGCAAGCGCGGCGTTTACTCAATTAGCGCAAGGTTTAGGTTCTGGGCGTTTACAAGGGGATGAATTTAGATCAATTGCAGAACAGGTTCCGCAACTTTTAAAAGCGATTTCAGACGAAACTGGTATTGCTGCGGGTAAATTAAAAGATTTTGCATCAAAAGGTTTACTAACTGCTGATGTCGTTTTAAGGGCATTGGCAAAATCAGCAAAAGAAGGCGCAGATAAAATTGGTGCAATCATGGATGCTTCACCCGCTGAAGTTTTTAAAAAATTTAATAATGCAGTTTTAGAATTACAGTTATCGTTAGGCAGCAAATTATTACCTGCTATTTTAAAAGTTACAGAAGCGACAACAGCACTTACTGAAGCTGTAATTAAATTTATAGATTCACCAATAGCAGAAACAGCGGCGATTTTTGCTGGTATAGCCATAGCAATTAAAGGAGTTTCAGTAGTAGTTCCAGCCGTTATTGCTGGGCTTGCTGGGTTGGCTGCAAAATTACTAATTGCTGCAACTTCTTCTGTTTTAACTGCAACAGGCTTAACAGGTGCTTCCGCTGCGGCTTTTCTTGCTGCCGGTGGGATTACAAAAGCTGCACTTGCTTTAGTAGCATTTAAAGCTGCTATAGCAACAACTGGAATCGGTGCATTTGTTTTGCTTGTTGGTGGGCTGACTACGAAAATAATTGAAGCGGCAAAAGAACAACGAGATTTTAATAAAGCGTTAAAAGAAGGTGACACTCAACTATTAAAAAGTGAATTTAATAGATTATTTATAGAAAGACAAAAACTTTTACAAAGATTAGCTACTGCACAAGAAAATAATAATAAAAGAGGAATTGCTTCATTAGAGAGACAACTTCAGATTAATAAAGATCAAATAACTCCTATAAAAGAGAAACTTGACGAAGACAGAAAAACAACAGCAGAGATTGATCGCCAAAATAAAAAATTGACAGAACAAGAAGATTTGATAAAAAAAAATAAAGAAGCGGCAGAAAAGCTTAAAGAAAAAATGACAGAGGTTGGAGAAGAAATTGAAGGCAGTATAAAAAATAATTTAAGGGATGCGATTACAGGTGCAAAAACTTTTGGAGAAGCAATGGCTGGAGTTTTAAATAGAATAAGAGATAAAATTATTGACTCACAAATTGACAAATTATTAGGTGGTTTTGGAGAAGCTTTTGGAGCGGCTGCAAGTGGTGGGAAGAAAACAGGACTTGGAGGAATTCTTGGAGGAATTCTTGGAGGATTGTTTGCAAATGGTGGTAATCCACCTGTAGGTAAAGCTTCCCTTGTAGGTGAAAAAGGGCCAGAGCTTTTTGTTCCTAAAGTTGCAGGAACTATAATACCTAACAACGCTATTGGCGGCGGTGACAACGTAACAAATATGGTTACA